GCTCCCGGCGTTGCTGCCGTATCGTAAGCGCGGCAAGCCAGCCCTGAGCTATTGCCCCCGTCAACAATAGGCAGCCAATCGTGACGGAAAAAGCCACCTGATCTAGGAGAAGGTCGCTGTTGATAGAGGGCTGAGAAAGCATAGGAGCCAATGGCCTTCTTTATCCGGTCAAAGTCTGCGACATTGTAGCGATCTGGCCAAAGTGCCGCCCCCGGCTCCCTGCCGAGCGTGTCACCTTCTTCGGCGATGGCTGGCAGGCTCACTACGTCCCACTTTTCGCCGCCGTTATTCGCTTCTTCCAGTAGTTGGCCTGCAAGGTCGAGAGAATGCCAGCGGGTCATGATCAGCACGATGGCGGCGCCCGGATGAAGACGGGTGTAGAGGTCGTTTTGGTACCAATCCAGCACGCGTGCCCGGTAGGTCGGTGATTCAGCCTCTTGGCGGCTTTTCACCGGGTCATCGATAACCACAAGGTCGGCACCGTAGCCTGTTACACCCGACCCGACACCCACGGCATACAATCCGCCGCCGTGGATAGATGACCACTGATTCTGCTTGTTTGAATCGTTCGCGAACTGAAAACCGAACCGACTAACGAGCCGCCTTGTCTGTCGGCTGAATGTGCAGGCGAGGCTGTGGTTATAAGCCCCGACGATGATTCGTTGCGTCTGATCGACCAGCAGCCGATAGGCTGGATAATGGATGGTTGCCTGTTCGCTTTTCCCATGCCTTGGTGGCATGAAAAACATTAATCGGCTGATTTCGCCCTTAGTGACCGCATCCAGTGACAGCCGAGCCTTTGCCAGATGTCGCGGTTGCCACTGAAAGTTTGGCGTTGCGACATTGAGAAAGCGATTAAGCCCCCTCGGTATCAGTTGGGTCTGTGGTGTCGCCTTCGTTATCAAGATTTGACCAATCAACTACCGGCGAATCTACCTGCTCAATCGGGGTCGGCACCTTGCCATCAATCCGGTCAAACACTTCTTTGATGTGCTGAAAACTGCCGCCCTTGGCTTCTCTGACTAACGCCAGAATGATTTCTTTCATGTCGCCGCTTGCTTCCAAGTGCTTTTGCAGTTCGGCAGCCATGCGACGTCCTCGGCTATGCCCTGCTACGTTGCCGGATTGACCGGGCTTAAAAGCAGTCGGCAAAAGGTGTTCGTATTTTGGATTGGGATTAGCCACATCTTTTGAAATAAATGCCTGCGTTTATGCCTGCGTTAGGCATTACCCGCCAATTCGCTTCTGTAATCGCCCTAGAGCCGCATCTGAATCAATTGCTTGATGATTCTGCCGCCATCGGCCTTTGCGTCGCTGCATGGTGGCATTTCGCTTGATTCTGGCCTCTGCTATGACAGACTGAAGTGAGAGCATTCGCTGTTCCCACTTTGCCGACGCTTTCAGAACTCTGTCAAACTTCTTATCGGCCCTGAGGCACTTCAGGCAGATCGACGGCTTCAGCTTCTCAAGGCTTCGGCCATTGTCGCACACCCCGCAGGGCTGCGTTGCTGCTGATTCGTGCCATTGCCCATCAGGTGGCATCAGGCCGATGACTTCGACCTTCTGACCGCCAAGGTAGGCTTTAATCTGGGATTCGGCCCGTCGGATAATGTCCGATTCGGCCATTTCAAGTTCTGACAATGAATCCATAATAAAAGCAGCTTGACAAACTTTTTTTTGCGTTTCAATGCCAAAAAAACGTTATTTTATTTGTTTGGGTATTCAACGATTGTTGGCTCGTTAACTTCACCCCACTTATGGAACCGCTGAAGCGGTGTAATCTCTTCTTCGTAAATCTCAGAGATCCTGAAATTGCCATCGTCCTTACAAATAGCCGACACGACCCGCGTCACGAGTCGGTCTGGGTGTCGGTATTGGAAGTTGATGAATTTCTTGGTCGGCATGGTGCTATTATAGCACAACTTCCAAAGTAATTTCGACGCCCGGAGCCTCGCTTACATTGCACCAATGTTTCTGACAGAATCGTTCTGTCACCTGACAATCATCCTTATAAACAATTCCGGTCAATGCGTCTTCGGTGCATCTGATCAGCTTGGTCAGGTCAGGTTTTTGGATGTGATATTTTGGGGCGGTCTCTTTAATCCTGGCTGCATTCTTCCCGCTCCCAAAATGGCACTTGGGCCGAGGGAAGTAGAAATCAATGGTCATCGCCACGGCTTCTGTGGTGAGCTTGGCCCCGGCGTCAGTCATGGCCTGCTGAGCGTGTAGTGACACAATAGACTGCCAGCTTGTTTTCCGCTTGGCCGTGTCCATCACGATGATTCTGCCCGTTTTTGGATGGGCAAATGCTTTCTTGCTGCCGGATGGGCTGGCGATGCCTGGGACGAAAAATGTGAGTTTCAATCTATATCCTTTCCTCGATCACTTAAAACTATCATTGCAAACACAAAAACAACACCAGCCGCCTCATGCATCTGTTTATCAAACAATGATTGAGCAATGCTGAGAAGGAAAAGAAATAAGCCTATCCTAACAATCATTGTTGTGCCTCAAGTTCTGCAATTCGGCGGCTTCGTATTTCATCGGCTCTAGCCAACAGAACGGTGAGAGCGACAGGGTTAATATCAAATATCTTTGATGCGTCCGATGGGTCTTTCAGTACATGAATCCCATCAATTTGAGGCTGTGACAAATGAACTGCCAAGTTGCTGCCTGATTGCGGAATGCTCATGTTGTCTGGCAGTCCTTCAACTGGCCTGAAACTTATGTTTAACGTGTACCCCGTTAGCAAATATCCCCTGTATTCAGGCCAATCAAAAGTAATGACAAAAATGGCCGTGCTGGCAATGCTTGCATACTCGTAAAACCATCTCGCCACTTCCAGCATCTTTTCCTGTGGCACATACCTCTTGAAATTATCATCAAACATCATCTCCCCCGTTTCATCGCTTGCAGATACATCACCACTAATGCCGTCATCATGCCCGACAGCGTAAAACAGGCCACAGCGGCGAAGATTGATAGAGTTATAGTCATTTGTCGTATTCTCGCATCTTTTCAATCCGCTCAATCTCGCGATCAACATACCATCGAGCCTTACGCAGATCCTCAATCACATCGCCCTTTTCGCCTGCACGCCAAAGGTATTTAATGGCGTTCCCACGGCAAAAATTCATGTGTTCCGTGATCTGAATGCACTCTATGCCGGAAGGGTGGCTGGTGTAATGGTTGGGGTTGATGGCGTCGCTCATTCTGCTGCCCCTTCTTGTTCAATCTTGATGCGGTGCCAGCGATTGTCAGGCATAAACACGAAGAAATGATCTAGGCCTATTTCTACAGCGTATTCTGCGGCTTCCTGCGGGGTGTTAAACAGTTCGCTTCTGCGCTCACCGTCAACCGCGTAGCGAACTTCGCAGTCACCAATGCAGGCAATTCCACCGAATTTGGCGTTGAATGTGACTCGATACAAGCCGTTTGATTCAGGATCGCTCATTCCGCTTGCCCTTTCCAGTGTTCTTCACCTTCTGTAAAAACCAGAATATGCCCGAACGGTGTCTTTTTTAATCTCCCGTCGCGATAGCGGTCGCAATACACCGGTGGGCTGACAATACCGGCCTCAATGAGTGCATTGGCAAGCGTCGCAAGCTGTGCGTTGTCTGGCATAAGCAACCAATCGGACTGGCTTCGCAGGTAGTCTTCAATGTGTGCGACATGCTCTTTGGTCACATCTTCAGGCTTGATCGGCATTGTTGGCCTCCGGTTGCTCGACATCACACATGCAGCATTTGCGAAGATCGCCGCAGTTTGGGCACACAAGCTTGTCAAGTTTATTATTCAACCGCTCAATTTCATTGATAAGTGCCAACACCACGGCAGGATTTGCGGAGGCGATGTAGGCAGCGTTGGCAGCGGCTTGTTCGTCTGTTATCACAAGCGGCTTGCCGTCATCGTCCGTATCACCTTCTGTGGTTCGATAAGTAATCCCCACCTTGCCACGATACGCCCCTCTATCACCCCAACTGCAACGACCAAGCGTGTGCGGCCCCCAAAACTCGTGTCTAGTGGATGTCCACGGCCCCGGCGTTGCCGCCTCTGCCTTCTGCTTCCACTCTGAAAGCAGGGCGGGCGTGATTTCAATCGGCATTGCTGGCCTCCAGTTCCTTTGCTTCAAAAAGGTTTGGGCCTTCTAAATTTGCGGTCAAGGAACTACGAATAATTTGTAGCGTTTCAGGAAATCGCACAACACCCGTGCCATCACAAGTGTCTGCTCCAGCGTCGCGAAATATCTTAAATCGCCTCGCGGTGTTTACCCTGCCAACATGAACATGCTTACCCAAAATCTTGGCCGTGCGAACTACATCGAGCGATGCTTTTGAATCTTTCCACGGATCACCCCCGCCGATAAAGATTGCTTCTAAGTCGCCCCACGGTATTTCTAAATCTTCAATTCCATCTTGAGCCACTAAAGCTCTTTTGTATCCTGTCGGTATCCACTTGTATTCCCAGCTTAGCTTGTAGATCTCAATCGTGCGACGGGCTGACGCAACAACATCTGGCAAAGACACGAACAAGCACTGATCCGCCTGTTCTTTGTTGCGATCAAGCAACCGACGAAATGCGTTAGCGTCAAACCCTGAAAAGGCTCCATTGTCTATTGCAAACACCCCATCCCATCGTTTGTAATTTGTCAGCGGTGTAAGCAATTGGCCACAAATTAAATCGTTTAGCCGAGCCTTTACACTGTCGGCAGAAGTATCCAAAAGAAATTTCATTCGGCCTGCCCCTTCCAGTGTTCGTACTCCCAGCCATCGACCAAAGGCTCTTTCGTGTCAGGAACCAAATCTTTGAGTCGTGTCATTGGGTGAGAAGCCAGTCTGCCTGTTTTGATGTTGCGAACCGCCCACACCGGCGGGCTGACAATCCCGGCCTCTATTAAAGCGTTGGCAAACTTCTCGACCGGGATTGCCTGATAATCATTTAGGAACCGCCCAAAATCGGCATCCATTAATTCGGCGAATCGTTCGGCCTGTTGTTTACTGATGGATTCAGGCTTGATCGGCATTGCTGGCCTCCGATAGCTCGTCACACATGCAAAATTTCGGCTGATTACCGCAGTTTGGGCATTCAAGGTCGTCAAGTTTATTCCTCAACCGCTCCACTTCCGCCACCAGTGCCAGCACCACGGCAGGCGATGCGGTGGCGATGTGAGTCATGATCGAAGCTTCCGCATCTTCGCATGAAACGACAAAAGTATCAGCACGACCGTCACGCTGCTCATAGACCACATAAGTTAAATCTATTTGCCAATACCCACCTCCTGCCGCCTCTGCCTTCTGCCACAGATTTGCAAGCAATTCGGGCGTGATTTTAACTCTCATTTCTCCACCCCTAACTTCTCCGCAGCCCATGCCTGAGCCTGTTCAAGTGTTATGCAAGTCTTGTTTGCAATGTTCCAGTCATCCGTGACAATTTCGTGTGATAATTTGATCGGTATAACGTTGCCAATATAAGCATGATACGGGCAATCATGATCATCCACCCGCTGAATCTTGGCCCACTGGTCGCCGTGCAACGCCAGCCAGATCCTGTCGTTAGTTGTCCATGTGAGATCTCTTCTCTGCTCAAACTTTCGCATGGCTTCTTTTGCCGCTTCAAGTGCCGCTTTGTCAGATTTCAGTTGCTCAATCTGCTCTTTCATTTCCCCCTCTTTTTCTGCTCAAGCTCTCGCCTTCTGTTCCGCCGTTTCATCGCACACGACAAACATCGGGTGCTGCCTTTTGCCACAATACACTTACAATCAAGACACTTGCCCTTCTCGGCACGCTCCCGGCAGATCTGACAAGTGCCTGTTTTGTTGTAATTTGAGATCGGTAAGCCGCAGACGCTACAGCCATACAGGCATTGCGTGCTTCTGGTGATCACGACCAGCTTTTCCTCGACCGTTTCATAGCGGCCCGCTAAGGCGTCTTCAAAGTATTTTCTTGCTGAATCCTCTGAGACATTTAACTCACTGATCACTTCCGCGAATGCCCGCCGGATCGTATTGCGTCTGACTGCTGATATGTCCCTTTCATAAGGTTGCCAAGCCGCATCAGCCATGCGTTTTAGCCTCAGTCTTAGTACCAAAAGGCGGCGGAGACATTAACCGTTTTTTGCATTCGCCGCACAAGTTAGGCAGCTTATCAATCGGTTGATTAACTCCATTAAGCCGCTTTGGTTTTTCGTACACCCTCTCACAATTTGCACATGTCGCATAAGGACAGTTGCATTTAAAAATATCCCAAAACTCACTCATCATCGCACCTCAATCGTGATGCCTGCCCGTTTGGCGTCGGCTTTAGCCATCTGACCTAATTCAATCGACTTCGCCACGGCAAACGATTGTTCGTATGTCAGACGATTCCCAGGCTTATCTGACAAGTCATTAATGATCCCGACCAGTCGATCATTGGCGTGGATCAGTTCAATGTGCAGTGATTCATTGACTGTCATTAAATCGCCCTTCCTGATTCCAATATCAAAGCCACAGGAAACACCCATCCGCGAGTCGTGATTGACTTGTCTCGGTTGATCAGAAAATTGTTGGACTTGCCTATTTTCTGGCACTCAATCAGCCGGGCGGCTTTCAGCTCCTCAATCACACGTCTAACGGTGGTCGATGTCTTATCGATCCTGACCGCCAGTTCTTCAATCGTCGCCGTTGAATCGCGATTAATCTCGCAGAGCACTTGCACATATAAGCTAATCACGCTTCCACCCCTTTCGGGTGGATGCTCTTGGCTTCACGGATCAAATAGATGCGGTCGAAGTCGGCAGGTTTGATCGTGAAATAGGCGTTATTGCGGAAAAGCACGTCGATAGACGCGATGTCAAACGCCTTGCCTTTCGCGTCACGTTTATATTCAATTTTCACAACCGTGCCGACCATTGGTGATTCTTTGGCTCGGATTGTGTCGCCCACCTGATAACGATTGATCATGACACGCCATCCTTTTCTGCGCTTTTCAGCTTCTTTTCCCTGATTTCTGGCCTGTTTATCTGTACCTTGTCAGATGCACGTATGCCGAGCTTGACCTTATCCCGCCTGATTTCAGCGATGATCACTTCGATCATTTCGCCATCGACATCAATGATAACTGTCTCAAGCTGCTTTCTTGTCAGTACCAAAAGTCCCATCGTTGCAACCTCCATGATGATGAAATGACGGCCAGGCTGACCGTCCTTGAGTTCCATGCCTGCCGCCTGAAAGTTCTAGCGCGATAACATCTCGTGCCGACTTCCACCGCCCAACCCCCGGACTGTGAGGGTTGAGAAACCACCGCCAGCCATAATTTCAGACTGGCACTGATGAAATCTGCTCAAACTCCCTCCGTAAACACTCTGCGTACCAATCACCAGCTTTTGACCACCTCTGAACCTCGTGCTTGCTGGTGATCGTCACCCGCTGGCGTGCTGCGCTGCGGTTCCACTCCCTGACAAATGCCTCGCCGATTGCTTTTGATGTGTTCGCAGCACTCTCTGGCGTTGCGCCTTTATTAAGTGCCATGACAAACGCGGCAGATATGTGAGCCTCAAGTTCAAGCTCAAAATCAGCACCACCTACAAGGCTTCGAGTTGGTGTGCGGATCTTGATAATCTCGTCCCATAGTTGGCTGATGCGCCGCTCAATCTGACGCATCCTAATGATTGTCTGCGGTGATAGTGTGACCATGTTGTTGATCCTGAGTGAAAACCCACCCCGCCAACGCGACGGGGCGAGTCGCAGAAGTTTCCGGCGTTTTGGACCACCGGCCAGCCAGAACGAAAATCGACTAACTTTCTGACTGAAATGGGTGGCAGGGATCGAACCTGCCATGGGTCACGTCTGACACATCCGCCAAGGCCCCATAAACCGCCATCCGTGGCGTTTGATGCATCCATGCTTAGATTGCCCGCTGCATGACCCACAGGAGCCGCGTGCCCCCGTTATGCTCGTCCGTGGTGGCACTAGGAGACTGCCGCCAGATCATGCTGCCGCATGTCACCAGCTTCCCGACGGCACGGGCAACCTTTTACGATTCGACCGGTTCATCTACCGCCGATTCCCGCAGCTTGCGAAGGCTGCGGATTGCATCCAGTGCATAACGCCGGATGTCGGCTTCATCTTCGGCAGTGCTAGGCTCTGCCTCGTCCTCAAGATGCCGCTCAGCCATAGCGGCAAAGCGGCTGCATTCTTCGATGGCTGTTTCAATGTCACGTTGTCGCATTGATTGGTTCCTCTCAGAATGGTGCATCTTCAGCCGTTGGGTCGATCTTATGGCCACCGGGAGCCGGTGCCCGATATTCCTTGACCGGTGCCGACTGCCCTGTCAGTTCGTGGCATTGGGCCGCCTGTTTGATGATCCACTCAGGAACACCATCGCGGGGCGGATCATCATATGACCACGCGAAGATATCGCAGTTTGGGTCAAATGGTGCCATGCCTCTCGGCAGCCGGCCAAGGCTCGCGACATTGGCGTAGGTTTTGTCACCTTTGACGGTATGGGTGATTGTGACCATGACACGCAGATTCAAGAGCGTTTCAGGGTCAAGCTGACCACCTTCAGGCGGCCAACCACTGCCTAAGACAGGTTTAAACAGCTTTGTCAGTCCAGCCTTTTCACCCAGGCTGAAGCCGACTGTGGTTGTGATTGTGAAAAACTTGTCTGATTGCTCGCCTAATGGCTCATCAAGAATGAACCTGATTGCCAGCTTCTGACTTGGCTTGTAACTTGGATTCAACGGCGTTTGCGTTCCAAGAAAAAACAGATTCTGCACAATACCTTGATAGGTGCCTTCTGGCACAGGGGTATAGTCGCCAGAACCGGCAGGATTGCTTTTGAGCATCGGAATAGGCATGTTTCTTGACCTTTCTTTGGTCGGATTGCCTGACAAGATAAATTGCCACCGAGGAACGCCCTCAGTGGCGTCAACAAGAAACAACTCAGAGAGTTGCACGAACCGACAAGGCTTTAAGCTGCTCTTTTGGGTAGCCCATCGCCCTATCAAGATCTTCAGATGGCACAAAAGCCAACTGGCGAGGCTGTGCCATCTTTTGATGGCTGCAATACAGCCGCATGTAACAATGATGAATGGCGTTATTAATGGCGGCGGTGCGGTTGAATCCATAGCCAACCCACCCGCTACCAGCCGCCCAAAACGTACAGTAATAACCGCGGCCCGGGTGCCTGGTCAGCTTGTGGCCTGTGAAGCCGCGTTTTGAATCCTGCCGAACAATGTGGTTGTAGTTAATCAGGTCGCAGGTTTCTAAAACAAACTTCTCGGCGGCTGAAAGGTTTGCAATGCTCACCGTGTCACCTCTTCCATCACTGCGACGGCTTCCAGCATCCGAACGATGGCCTTGCAGATTTCACCGTATTGATGGTCACGTTGATCGATGTTACGGGTCATCACTTGCAAGGCATTGATTGACGTTTGCAAGCCCTTAATCGTGCCTGCGATCACTTCGGCCTGTTGCTTCATGTCTGCCTCATGCTGATCATCAAGGGCCGATTCCGTTTCCTGTTGTGCTTCTTGAATCGCGAAGCGATAGCCTGCCTGCCATTCAGCCGCTAATGCGTCTGTGAGCTGGTTAGGCTGCCAGCCAAGCTGTTGAAGCGATTGAACTGATGACGGGGCTGCTGACATTGCTGATTGCTCCTGAGTAGTGGGTGATTAGTTGCTGATTGACGTTTCATAGTTCGAACTATGAAGTACACTTTTATATTTACTTGTTTTATTCGAAATGTCAATAGTTATTATTATCTTTTTTTCAGAATATCTAAATGATGTAATTTCGACGTTTCTCAACTTTTCTCAAGGGGTATTTTCTCAAGCCATTTCTCAGAAGTTTTGAGAATTTCTCAACTTTTCATAAGTCTTTACTGTATAACATTCTCAACTTTTCTTTTCTCATTCTTACGGCAATTTCTCAAGATCAAGGGGGGTATATATATACCCCTTGAGAATTGAGCCTGAGAAATGAGAATTGAGAAAGTCAAAACTCTTCAGAAATGGAATAAAATTCGATGGTTTTGCCTGTGAAAGTTTGCTTTTCATCACGCTTGATTATGCCATCGGCAGTCATCTCTTTAATGACCCGATAAGCCGTCTTTTCGGCGTGGCCTTTCTCAACAGCAGCCTCAACCAATGTCTTTAGGGTT